CCAGCCGCGAGTGCAGCTACATTGGCTGTGGTGATATTCAAAATACCATTTAGATCAATGCCGTATGGAGGAACGCCACCGGCAGTTGGATCGGTCATGTTAAGTGGCACAAAGCCATCATCCAATGATGCTGCGCCATTCAAAATACCAATCTGTGAAGTGACTGGAAATGGATATGTCTTGCCACCAGCAATGGGCGCCGATGGATCGCAGTCAGGAGCATTCTTCGCAAACGCTTCAATCAGTAACGGAGGTGTGGGCTGGCCGCTCATGTCATGTACCTATTGCGATCCAGTTCAGTGTAATGTTCTGGGTGAAGTTGTTCAGCTCGTTTAAATACACCGTGAATCCACCAGCGCTAGGATTCTTGATACAGGGTGTGAATACTCCACCATTACCAGAACTAGTAACGTTTTGATCTTGCACGGTGACAGTGATGACTGGCGTTGTAGTGAAACCCATTCCGGATAAACTAATCGCGGTGATTTGAGAAGTTGGACTTCCTGGAATGTCACCAGTGTTCACAGTACCTCTTGCAATGCGAGTTCCATCAGGAAGAACAGTTACTTTGCCCGCTGCGGTTGTCGTTGTGGTGAAGTATTGCGATACAGCCGCCTGTGGAACCTGTCCACTCGTGACTGCGCCACCAATTGATTGAAGCAACAATTGCGCTTCAAAATTGCTAAGTGAAATCTTTCTCAAGTTTCCATCGGCAGCGGAATTTTGAACAAAAACCGAGCCGACAGTGGGATTCTCAAGCGATGAATTTTGATTGAATACTGTGGCAGTCAATACACCGGTATTGGTGCGCTGTGCAATCGTCAAAGGATTAGGAGCTTGATCGATCGGCAAGCTCACTGGTGCAACGTAGTTGTAGATGTTGCCATCACCAATGCTATAAACCGCAGTCGGAGCCGTAGGTCCGCCTTGTGAAATCACTACTCCTGAAGATCCACTCGCAGCGGTCTGAACCGTCGTCGTGAATGATCCAGTGGTGTTATTGATGATTAACCATGTTTGATTGGTCTGCGGGAAATTCAATATCAAATTGCTGGCAAGACTACCATTCAACACAATGACATTGTGCTTGCTCTGTGCCACTGTCAGCGTAACGACACCACCAGTCAATGAATTGATCGTGGTAACGCCGTAACTATTCAGCGGCACCCAGCCAGCGCCGCCTGTATCTGGGTTGTTAGTGTTGCCGTCCAGAATGTTGAGCCACAATCCAGAATTGTCAGTCATTCCCAAGATCGTACCAACGGCATAACCACTGATTGCGGTCGCGATATCAGAATTGAATTTGTAGGTTTGACCACATTCAACGTACAAAGTATGCGAACTGATCAACAACAAAAATGCATTGAAGTCCTGACCCAGCGGAGGTTGTCCACCGGTCAATTCACTTTGCATCGTAATGGGCGGATAGCCTTCCTTGATCGACGCAGCATTCGTGCCGGTAGGATTATCCGGCAACGGATTCGTGATGTAGGGCGAGCCAGCGCTGCTTGCGATAGCTTCAAGTAATACTTGTGGTGTGGGTGCGCCGCTCATGATGCTGGACTATTGTTGAACGTACCAAAGTTGAAAGGTTTGACCAATGAACCTTGCTCTTTGAATCCAAACCCGAGCGAAGGGATGACGATGATGCTGACCTTCACGCCCGCAGGATGAGGCAGCACGCCGCTGAAGGCCAGTATCGCATATTCGACCGTGGAGAGTGAAAACTCGAACACATACCGCATCGCCATGTTGCCAAGGTCGTTGGTATACGCTCGCCCGCGACCGGGAAACAAATTTCTGATGAGTTGATTCAATGCAGGCGCAGTGGTGGCGACGATATTCGCAAGGGCTTTTGTTAGAATCAACGTGCGATAGGCGGTGTCATTCAATGTGAATCCACCCGTGTTCACTTGACCTGCATAGAAAGGTCCGCCGACGCTGGGGATTCCCAAGAAGCCAAAGTTCTGCCAGTCTGGCGGACTGTCTTCATTATCGAATCCGAATGAACCAGACGAACCTGGAATCGGTATGACACGACTCACGCCAACAATTCGGCCCCAGATATCTAAAAACTCCCCGAATGCTGTATCGACGTTCCAAAGGCAATTGTAGAAAGCCTCGATGTTTGCACGCGGGTCTATGTATGAATTCATATTCTCGATCAGTTGAATGATCGTCGGCGAATTTGCATATTGACTCAGTACTGTCTGTTCAACGTCGAGCATGTCACACCAGATTCACGACGATGGTGCCCACAACAGGCTGTTGATCAATACCGATCTGTTGCGCGGTACCACCAGCGCCTGTGATGGCTTCCGGTGATCCCACGGTACCGGTCGCGGCTGCGCTCATCTGATATGTTCCAGTGCTTCCCGTCGTGCCAGTGAGTTGCTTCACAATGGTTGTTCCCGCGGGAATATCCGTGCCACTGATAACCGTTCCCGGCGTGAGTGAGCCACTGACAACACTCGCGATGGTCAATGTCGTATCAGAATTGACCAGTGTCCCCGTACCGCTGAAGGTTGAACCGATGAAGATCGACAATACTTGTACAGGGACGCTTGGGCCTTCGCAGGTAGCGACAGGGCCATAGAACGCAGCGGCCAATAACAGCGAACCAATGCGCACGCGCTGTCCGCCATTCGTACCATTGAATTGCGCGGTGATTGCGGCCTGAACATCGGCCACGATGGTAGAAGGCAATGCTGAGCTGTTGACGATATTGGCAATGAAGTTGTACGCGGTCGAAGCGGGGCGATTGAAGGTGATGTTGTACGATGGGAATGGATAACTGTATCCACTTTGATCAACCACCACTTCCGTAGTGTTGCCGTTCATATTCGATCCTTCGTTTTTCTTGAGCCAAATGGCATTGGCAATGTCCTGTGCCTCGCCTCCTGTAACGCCCACATACAACGAATGAGGAAGCAACGCATAATCGGTGCTGCCGACATGGATGGTGTTATCTGTGACATTCTCAGTGGCATACACATCGATCACACCCGGCACGTCGAATACGGCTGCATAAATGCTTGGCAGAGAGCCATGTGCATTCAGCGCTACGCTGTTCTGCCGACGGAATTCAAATGCTGCAGATGATTCCACATCCGTACCCGGCACGCCGTCGCTGGGATTGTTAACCGTATCCCATCCGGGAATGGCCTGATAAATTCGCGTGACGGTGTTCGCAGGGATAGCCACTGGCCCGTTAACTGAATTCGCGAAGCTGAGCGTAATGTTTCCGGAAGGTCCAATCGTACCGGCCTGGGTACAGACCAGAATATTGCCGCTCGTATCCTGTGCTTGCGCGCCCACCGGGATGTTTGTACCGAGCGCACCCACGCAATATAATTGCACGGCGGTCGGCGTACCTGGCTGTCGATTCATGAAATAGATGCGGCCGATTGCGTCCTGCATAAAGCCAGTGGCATTATCGGGATCAACCTGATCGACCAATTCCGCGAAGGCACTATTTGAATCCGCGATGATCGCGGCGGTAGAGCTTTCCAATTGACCTTGCGGCGTGTTCAGTGCGGGATTGAGGTTGCCACCGAATGCATCATTGTAATCCTGCATTACGCCTGTAAGCAGCTGTGATTGCGTCGGCACCACAAGGCCGGTAGGCGTGAATTGAATGGGAGGAACGCTGGTCATAACTGCACTGTACCGGTGTTGCCGTTGCTGTCAATGAATTGTACTTGACCGATGACTGTTCGTGTTTCCGGGCTGAACGACTGCACAATGCAATTGGCTTTCACGACACCGGGAACTGTTAGAGCTGCATTCACCATGTATTCTTGAAACACAGAGAGCGGCGGCGTCTTGCCAAGGATTGTCTGAAAATACGGAATCCCCAACGTGTCGTCATACCAAACCTCTCCGAGAAATGTACGAATTGCGCTGGCGACATCTTGTGCAAGCGCATAGGGGGGCGACGCAAGCGCAATGTTGCCTGATGAATCCAAGCACAAATCCCAGTTGGTCAAGTCTAACAAAAGCGTTGTATTCATACAGGAGGCCCAGAAGTTCCGCCGCCAGGTGTAACGCCGCTGTGCTCATGGGTATGTAGGCTGGTGCCATTGCCCACCACATCAGTGTCGCCGGTAATCGTCTGCGGTGTATGAATGGTGCCAGTAAATTCACTTTGTGGCGAATCCACTTTGAATTCAGTCGAGGCATCAAATTCAACGTTCGGCGCAGTGCCATTGATCTTTGACGTGGCGATCAAATCAATCTCAGGAGCCTGTAGTGTGATCTTGGTCGGTGACACTACTTTGATGCCGCTGCTGTTGAATTGGAAGTATTGAGTAGGCGAACCATTGAGAAAGCCACCAAAATAAAGCCCATCTGCCCAGTCGAACATGCGGAAGCTGCCGGGATTGGCTGGGCCTTTGGCCTGCTTCACCGCAGAGATATCTCGAGAACAAAATCCGCATGCGCCGATGTCACCTGGTTCCGGGTCAATAATGATCGCATTAGCACCGCCCTGAATGCGCAGGTACGGAACATTGAAGATGTTCTGGTGTTCGATCGCCTGCCGGTTGCCGCTCATGAGGTTGACCAAAGGTTGCACGGTCACAGTTCCTACTGGTGAAAGGCCACCATCATTGCTGCACGAGATCACCTTGACCAGCGTCATAGTCTGAATCTTCTGCATGAGCATCTGGAATACAAACACCATCATGTTGTATTCGCTTTGCTCCGTGCTGAAATTGTCCTGCCCGTAAAACTCGCTCATGACAACACCGGCGCTAAGGTGTTTGGCGGATAGAGCAGTAGGTCAGAAAACCAGCGCCCGCCGGGAGTGAGTGAATCCAAGGCGTATCCAGTGACACCGATTCCCCAGTCGCCATTGGCATTTTTCACGGCACTGTCCTGAATCGTGACGCGAGCACCGAACTTCAGCGCGGGATTAAAGAGTGCCCTCACGTTCAGAAATCCACGGTTGTAATCGAGCACCGGATATCCGACCAATCCGGTTGAAGGGGACAGTACGATCGGATCGCCCTTGCGCGGGATACCGTTCTGGCAGATCGCGATCGTGTTGGAGCCGAGATCGCTGTACCACTGGAGATTGGCATGCTGTGTCACGGTCCTAAACTGGTCGGCCAGCGTGCCGGAGAAGTACGAATCACTTAGTTGCGCGGTTACACCGTTGAATTCCAGCGATGCTCCCATATCACCACCGATCTTGTTCAGAATGTCTACTGCGCTTGTATTGCCAGTCCATCCGTTGGGTTGTGCTGGTTTCAGCAATTCAAGCGCGTACTGCTGGGCATGGAGCCGCAGGCACACGTTTGGCATGGAAGAATAATCTGGTCCAGCAGTGATGATCTGGCCGAGGTAGACCGTACTCCATCCTGTTCCGCTATTCGCTTCGACCTGAACGACGTTGCGGCTTAAGGGGGCTGAGGTTTGACCAGGCAACTGAAATTGAAGTGCAGTGAGTGCGATCATGTCCAGCTCTTGCATGCCATACACAACGATGTCGGCTTCTGGAAAAGACTGCCATCCCGCTCCTTTGGCCGTGATCGAGGCGCGCAATCCGCTGATGACAAGCTGATTCCTGAAATTGGCAAACGTCGAATTGTTCGACAACGTAAAAGTAAATCGCAGGTTTTTTTCCTTGAAGCTTTGCATTACAAGTCTGCGGCCTCAAGGTAGATGAGCTGCCAGCGTGTGCCGAGGCCGGTGTATTGAGGATCATCGCTGCCCTGCGTATCAATGAACATCAGATCGCCAATGAATCCAAGATACTGCCGATTGAGCAATAAGCGCCGTTCGTTCAGGCAAATCTGTGTTGCAGTGATGACTTCTCCGTTGGCCGTGAGATCCATGTAGATGTTGGTATTCGGCACTGAAAGCGTGGGGTCGCTGAAGTCATATCCAGTCAGCGTATAAATCTTGAGCGCGCAGCTTTGTCCTGCCAGTACGATCTGGAATGTTTGAGCAGGAACCGCGCTTAATGGAATTTCTTGCATATCAGTTCGGTTGTGCGGCCACCGCCGAGGACACTTGTGTCGTGACCGTTGGCGTCAGGCTGGTAGGCTGCTGATTGCCAAAGTTCGAGAATGGCTGCGCGGCTGGTTGCTGAGCGTTGACGGTATTTGTATCCACAGATGAATACTGCGCATTCACTTGCAATATCTGTCTGAAGAAAATATCCACTTCCGCAAGGTAATAAGCCCCTTCAGCGCCACGTCGAGTGACTTCGTACCGTGTGATGTTGCAATCCAGGTAAGTGCGTTCCGGTGTCAGTATCTTGTACAGATTCAGATCGCCGGCAATGCGTGCAATAGAATCCAAGAATACACGGCGATCATTCTGTGAGCCTCCCTTGGTAAGCCGAACTGACACTTCAAAGGGAATAATAATCTTGTTGTATGAGGCGAAGGCACCATTCTGCACAGGAAAGTCCTGAATTCGCCATTCGTTGCGATTGTCGAACGCAAGGATATTGTCTGGCGCAACCGCAAGGTTGTTGGTGTCGTTGTAGATGCCCCACGCAGGCGTTGAACTATTCGTGGTCCACAGAATAGAGCGTATCGCTTCTACACCCAGCACCACCTCAGTGACCGGCGCAAACAATGCATCACGCGGCACAGGCGGCACACCCGGCAGGAATGGCACGTTCGGAAATTCAGGTTTTGGAATGATCGCCATCAGCTTTGCCCTGTATTGGCCTGAGCCACCACACCCTTACGACGCAATGCAGGCGGCAACTCTGCTGCGATACCATGCGCATCTGTCGCCTGAGTCTGTACAGTGATGTTATCAATCTGCACATTGGTCGAGGCGTTCGATGTATTCCCCGCTGCTCCCGGCGATTGCGCTTGATTCTGAAGGCTGGACGCACTCAGTATGGAATGATTCGCGCCCAGCGTTGAAGATATCTGTGCAGCAGGTACAGCAATGCTTCCTTCATGATTGAAGATGGCTTGCAGTAACTTCTGTCTATCTGCTGCACTCAACTGTTCATCAGCACCCTTACCCACTCGCTTTACGAGGTCTGAAATGTAGGCAGGAACATTGTTTTTATCGGCAGCGGGCGCCCATGCATTGACAATCGAGCTGATGGTGTTGACACCACGTTGAGCATACAGATCAAGCTGTCGATTGGCTTCACGTATTCCTGTGGCAAGATCAGGAAATATTGCAAATCCTTTATCGTCTTTTCCTATCGCGCTTTTTTGTCCTGCATAGCGAATGTTGCCAGGATTATTATTGCTTTTCTTGGCATCCTCAGCACGCTTTGCTTCTGCTACACCGTGAATTAATTTTGATAATGTAGAAATGGGATTCGTAACTGACTCGATAGCTGACGATGTGTACTCCTTGGCAGTTTTCAAATAAGGATGCTTATTGAGGAATTTGTCTAGTGATTCGCTCGCTGTCTTGATCGCTTCCACCACAGGCTTGAACAAATCAGCCACGGTGCGAAGGTCAGCGATGAATTCCTTCATGCCCTTGAACATCTTTTGAATAGCAGGCGCAATGCCGGTCAATATCTCGGTTTCAATCGCTTTAATCTCTTGACCAATTTCACGCCATTGCTTCTGTAGTTCAGCAGCTTGCTGTGCTGACTTTTCATCGGCCTTGTTATTGGCTTCAGCAGTAGCAAGTAGCTCAGCGCGTTTATCAGCCTGCATTTCAATAAAGTTGAAGGTCGATTCACTCAATCCAGCCTGACGGGCAAGATTGAATGCATCAGCGCGATTGAATTGCTGAAGCTTGTCTCCCATCTCCGTATAAAGATCGGTGAGCTTTTTCACTCTCCCTTGGGAATCATAAAGCGATATGCCGAGGCGACTGAATAATTGGAGCAGTGGTGATACGGTGCCCGTGGTATTGAGCTGAGTGATTGATGCGCTCAGTCCTTGTAAGTCTGCCTGCGCATCTTGCGCACTGCCACCAGCAAGTTCTATCGCTTGGTCCCACGCATTGATTTCATGGACAGATTGCCCTAAGTTCTTTGAGAACCGACCAAGGCCAGCCAGTTCAACGTTGAGGCCCGCAAACGAACTAATCGCACCCTTGATGCCTTCAAAGCCAAGTAGCATCACGCCGATGCCTCTGGTCACATCCATCAATGAATCAGTAATCTCGTTACTGCTTTTCTTGACGTTATCTTTCAGATCCTTCTGTGACTTCTGCGCGTCTTGACTCTGCGACTTGAGCTTACTGGCATCAAGTCCCAGTGTAACGACAAGCGCATCAATGACCTTCGCAGCCATTACTTCACCGGCTGCTTGTTATGCGCTTCTACTGCGATAACTTCGAGAATTGAATAGGCATCTTCAACGCTGTACACGGTCTGTAACTCATTCAAGGTGGCGTATTGGTGCGCCAGAATAACCGCAACAGTGCGTGGGACATTGAGGACAGCCACCCTTCTTGAATTTCCGGCCCCGTAGCTTGAGATTCCGAAGTCGGGGTAGCTTCGGGAAGCGAAAAACCCGTGTGCAGTTTCAGCAGCTCCTTATAGATCGCGAGGCGGGTAGAGACTTCTTCGATCTGCGAGTTGGAGCCGTGAATGATCTCTTGTTCAGGTAACCGTTCGTCAGACGGTTTAAATCGCACGCAGGCGGGCCACAGTTCATCCAGCAGTGGCAATACCTTTTCGTGTTGAAGCATGCCGAGGGCTTGAATACCGACGGCTGCAAGGCCAGCCATGCCCGCATGCAATGCTTCTTCAGGAATCGCGGCGCCAGTGTTGGTGAGCGCCAGCAGCGCTTTGAGCGCCCAGCGCTCGGCCTGATCGCAGGCCATCTCCGTCAGGATGAATGTCTTGCCCTTGTCACGGTTCTCTGCTGTGACAACAAATCGTTGTGTTTTTCGCATGGCCACCCTCTCATGTTGGATGCCGCCAGTATAAACGCGGCTTGGCGGTCAAGCTGAATTTTTACGTCGGCAATACGATCAAGTCTTGATATTCAACAATCGCGATGAACGGTTCCAGAACTTTCTTGGCGCTCGGCATGCCTGAGGAGTTCTTGAAAAACACCTTGTTCATGATGAATGTCTTGCTGATGCTGGGCATTTCGATATTGATCGCGCTGCCATCGGGGAACTGTTCCTTCGCTGCTTCAATCGCACCCTTCCAAATGGTGAAGGTATCCAGCGCAGTGCTGTCAGGCATCAATGCAATCGTAAGGCGCTTGATCGATGGGACGTAGCCACCACTCAAAATGGCATCGACACCCATGCGGGTTTCTGCCAAGTCGAATGCTTCTTGCGTGAACGCATCGTCTGCCGCATATCCTTGAATCTGCTGCGGCGTGGGAAACACCGCCGGGACGACGATAACAACCTTGCTGTTTGCGGAGGTAATAGTTGCCATGATTTAGCTCACTGAATGTCAATGCTTGCAAGGTTAATCTTCTGGATCGAACCACCGTCCGTATACCAAAACGTGATCGGCGGCGATCCGCGATTGCCGCGTGTAATGGCATCTGCCTGCAGGATTTGCAAATACCAGCCAACCTGCGACAGCGTATTGGAAATAACCAACCCTGCTGCGGTATTGACCTGCTGAGCCTGCGAAGCCGACAGCGGAATACCGGGCTGAATCACGCCGTTATTCACAGCCTGATTGATGGGATCGAGCATGGCTGCGCGAATCAATGCATAGCCTTGCGTGTTGTATGGAATAGACTTTGCAGAGGCCAGCAATGACATCAGCGCAAGCTGGAATGCGTTATTCAGCCAAATCTGATTGATGTAATCATCGATCCACTTCCACACACCCGGCATTGATCCAGGTTGCAGGAAGGTAAATTCATCATTGGCAGTTCCATACGTGCCATAGAAATTGTAGCCATTGCTTTCCAGATTCGATGCGATGGTTGCGTTTGTGACATCAGGAACAAGGCCAGCTTGGTTCTTATAAGCTGCTGTCGCACGGCCCTGTCTTTCTGTCCAGTCAATACTGGCGGCATAGCCACACAAGAACGCGCCCTTTGTGCCAGAGGTTTGATCCCATACCGGCATCACGCCATTGTAATCAGCAGTGATGACTTCGCCACCAAAGCTATTCGGAGCTGAGCCAGCAGAAGGCGATGCATCCGAGTCCCAACCAGAATATGCGAATCGTTCTTGACCAGCGGCCGACACGCCGCTGACCCATGCTGCGAATTCGAGCTTAGTAGCTGTATCCGGCTCCCATACCGTCGTGAAGGTTGCCCAGTTCTGAGTGGATGCGACCACACCATTCATTGCACTGGCAGGCGTTGCCGCCGCTGCGCCGATGGATTGCACTGCGCCAGTAGCCGATGTGAATTTCAGATTCGTTGCAAGGGTTCCCGTGGCGAATCCAACCGAACTGTTCACACCAGTAGTGGGGCTTGTGATCACGAACGCAGCGCGCAGGCTGTCGTATGTAACCGTAGGCAATGCCGTGACAGTGACCGTTTCAGGACCGGCGTCACCAGTCGCTGCTTGAGATAGGATGACCGTACCAGTGCCCGCCAATACCGTGTAAGTACCGAATGAAGCAATGGTCGTGTCTGCTGGAATGTCAGTACCTACCACGGTATCACCAACATGCAACTGACCAGAGACAGTGCTGTTGATCGTGAGCGTTGTTGAAGTGTTCGTAACAGTTCCAGTTCCATTGAACACATTTCCAGTGGTCTGTAATCCAGTTTGAAGCAGTGCAGCCGCATTGCTGAAACTCGTTGCGCTGGAAAGATTGATCGAAGCGGAAGTGACGGTTCGGCCATCAATTGACGAAATCAGCGTGCCGGTGTAACTCTGCAATGTCGTGAGCGAAACACCCGCGAGGCTGCCAGAACGAAGGTAGGCTGCAACCGCAGCATCATTGTACTGATAAAAATACAGCGTGCCGGGTAGCTTGTTAGCGCCCGTGAATCCCAAAAAGTAAACGTTTGCCAGTACTGATTCTTGCGCATTGGCGCCGAACCAATTTGCCACGTCCTGATACGATGCAAATGCTTGCGCTTCACCGATGGGAATAGATGTGTCTTCAGTTAAAAATACGGCATTGAGTGACAGCGGATTGCCGCCAGTGCCCAACACACTTGGTACAACACTTACAAGTTGACTGGCGGGAATAGATTGCATGGTCAAGCCTCAAGGCGGGTAACGTTCGTCTACAGAAATAACATCTACAGAGAGTGTATCAGCAAATTGCATTGCTGTAGTGGTGACTGGATTGTATTGCAATGATGCCGTGAATGTAAAACGCTGTTCATACTGTTCCTCTGAGTCTGTTAGAGGAATCATGTCGGCATCATCGCAATAAAGTGGTTGGCATGTTGGAGCAAGTGCAACACATCCCACTTCATCGCGCAGCACGGTTGTTAGAATTGCAGCCCAATCACCGGCCGACGCGCCATAGCAATCGATCTGGATATCTAACTTTATTCCCTGTTCAAGCGCGATGGATGTGGGATCAGTAACGACGGTATCCCATGTATCAATGTTAGTGCGCAAGCGCTGTTGACGCAGAACGGTCATGACCACGAATCCCGGTGACGCTTGCGGCATCGCGGTACGGTTCGGAATGCCTTGAATCACCAACGATGAATCAATGCCAAGACTCGTGGCAATGAATGGCTGCAACACCACGAAACAATCTTGCAGCAATGGGGTAATAGTATCGCTCATGGATGTGGTGGATCAGGTAAGGGCATCCAGTGAGTAGGTTCCCATTGATTATTCATGAACCAGTGACCAGCGAACCAAGCGGCGGTATCCATTGCGCATGATCCATCAGAATATAGGTGACATACCAATATTTCAGTGCAATCCTTCGGCGCAGTCTCAATTGATTGCCAATTATTCATGGGTTATTCGGATCAAGCTGAAGTGTTGCGATCACACGGCACCAGTCACCATTGGGTGACCATGATTCATCTACTGCAACAACGAGCCACGTCTGCACAGATGAATGCGAATCCATCGCGAACTTGAGCAAGTCGCCACCTTTCTGCGCACTGCGCACAATGGCATAGATATCGCCGTACAAATACACCGCCCGGTGCACGCCTTGAGAATTCAGAAAATCGAAATGACGCAAGTCACCCGTGGTCAGCGGTTGCACTTGGCCGGTCAATGAAACGGGTGCAGCATAAGTCGGTGTCTGCTTGCCGCCCGTCGCCACATTATTTCCAGTGCTGGCAAGATAGGTGACAGGAATGTCAGGATTCACCGCATTGATCGCACCGCGTACCAAGCCATGCATATTGCCGATGCTCACTTGATCACCACTTCTTTGTCGACTGAGCGCTGCATAAATCCGCTGTCGATAAGGCCATGATTGAAGCCTTTTTTCTTCACGGTACTTGGCGCATTGTCACCCGGCCAATCTGTCACAGCTTTGCTGAATTGATCTTTCACGCGCTCGCCCATCAATGACAGAGTAGTCTGTCCGTTGTATTTAGTGGCCTTCAGTATTCTCGCCATTTCACCGCCCCATTGCGGACTATCTTTGGCGATGGTGTTGCGCATGAATGGACGTGCTGGCGCACGCGTAGTGCCAAATTCATTCCAGAATGCCACCTGTGCGACGGGCGTCCCATCGGCATACTTGGCACCTTCCAAAAATCCTACCTTCACATATCCAGCTGTGGCCTTTGAAGCAAGGTCATTCAAATAGGCTTGCAGCTTCTGTCCACCTTTAACGGTAACGCTGCCTTTCGCATTGATGACCCCGGTAGCCATTCACGCAGTGCCGCCGTTATATCCGCAGAATCCCGTACCCATTGGGCCAAGGTTGGCGCCAAACCCTTCCAGCGGACCGCAACAAAAGCCGCGTGGCGCGGGAATGTAATGCATCGTGCGAATGCTCGCCGTGCTCTGCCAGAACTGCGCACCGTACTTGGTCTGCATGAAGTAAGCAGATTCAAGCGTAGTAGGCATCTCTGCCGACACACTGACCGATCCTTCACCAGCGCTATTGATGCGTCCCACAATACCAGGAGGCTGATTGTTGTTCGCACCGCAAGGTGTGTTCAGGTAAGTGATATGCGCCGTCAGCATGTACAGCAATGACTGGCGTACGTTGGGATCGACCACAATCGACGAACAGCAGTTGTTCAGGATCAAAGTCGAGAGGTTGAAATTGTTCTGACACGCCATCGAATTGGCGGTAGTGAACTCTGGATAAATCCCGGTGAATTCGCTGAAGTCAAAAACAACCACACCGGGAGTAACCGGCGTGGGCGTTGGGCATGGTGCAACGGTCACGCTGCACCTTCAAGTTCATCGACCTGCCGACCGCGTGCGGGATTTTCCGCTACCTGCTTCAAGTAAGCAGCGCGAGCCTGAGCGTCAACGGCTGGCTTGCCTGGCCCCGGTTCAAGGGGATTGATAGGCTCCAGTCCTGATTTTATGGTCCGATTTTCTTTTGCTTCACTCTTGGCCGCGTTGACATCCGTTGTGACGAAGATTAGTCCCTCACGAACGTACTTCAAATCGGCATTACGCTTAAACCAGTCTTCGGCGAATTCTTTCGGCACGCCTACAGTGATACCGAACCCACCCACCACACGGGCCGCATTAGAGCCTTTGATCACGAAAGCTTGATGGTTTCCGCCGCGAATCAGCATGATCTCGCCGCGATCATTTTTGACTTGGTTGTAAGCGGATTCCATCACAAGGCCCATGGGTATCTTGCATCCGATGCATACCGTTGCGGTGCCCTTCTGAGGTTGAGACTGTTCGCCTGCTTTAACCGCGACTGCTGCGCCGCCTGTGTTTATACTCATTGAAAATTACTCCACGTTGAAATTCGACCGAGACTACCTGGATTGACTCTATCGATAGACCACCAAGGCGTAATCTGAGCATCGCTCGAAACAACCGTAGCGCGTCCATCTGCGTTAGAAGCATACACCCGCTGTCCCGGCCATGCACCATCCATAAAGCGCACCCAGAATTCGCCGCGTGTACTAAGCGTGACCCCGAGGCCAGAACGCAGCACGCGAACGGTTTGAGTTGTAAAAGTAGGGTCAAATGACCAGTACCATTTCTGCCAAGTGCCGCCCACTGGAAGCACAAGGCCCAATATAGGTGTATCGCCAGCATCACTAAGCTTGTTGAACGCTTGACCGTTATTGGCCCAGCCGAAGCGTCCCATGATCAGTCCACCGGGCGCAGATAACAAAGTTCCTACACCTGCCGTTAAAGCATCAGGACCAGCGTGAACTTGATTGCGGATATTGCTGGAGGCAAAAGCGCCCTCACGCATTGCAATATCTGAAGGTCCCGGTACTCCTTGCGATACGAATCGCTTAACGTCTGTTCCAATTCCGGAAACAGTCATTGAACTTAGCATCACATTGCCAGAGCCTACAATCTCGCCAGAGGGCGTTACGATGCCGCTGCCGGCAACAGTCAAGGATTGAAGATTGATTGCGCCAGTTGCTTTCTCAGTGACTACGCCGATTCCTGATACGCCAATTGATTTAAGTAAAATCGCGCCGCCGCCGATGGGTGTAACAATGCCCAATCCATTGACAACGACGCTTCCTAACGTAATTGATCCAGAACCAGATTCTTTGACCGTTCCAATACCTGAAACAGTCAGCGATCCGAGAGTGATAGATCCGCTTCCTGTCTCTGTAATTTCTCCTGATCCAACAGCTGCAATGGAACCAAGAACAATCGCCCCGACGCCGGTTTTGTCAATGGCACCAGTTCCCGCAACGGTGATCGATCCCAATGAAATTGCACCGGTTCCAGTTTCTACGGTAGTGACGGCGCCAGTGCCGCTGGCGGTGATGGACGAAAGATTGAGATGCGCAGGGCTGCCAATTACAACAACTGTCCGCTCTCCAACACCAGCAACGGTGATCGAGCCAAGAGAAATTGCGCCGGTTCCAGTTTCAGTAACAGTGCCAGTTCCCGCAGTCGTAATAGATCCAAGCGTAATTGCGCCTGTCCCGGTCTCACCACCGGAAGCACCTTTAAATGCTGTGGCAATAGCGACCCATTTATTTTCACCGCCGCCACCACCAGTTGCAGTTAATGTTGTGCTAGTCCCAGTTGCTGTTTTCTCGAGTCCACGACCGGAAATTAGAGTAAGTGCACCACCATGAGCATACCAATCGCTAGTATCGGTTGTTGAATTTGTCGTTGAATAAACATTAATGCCGCCAAGAACTAAATCACCGGAAACAGAAGTTGCCGTTGCTGTGGCGACTTGATCGGAAGTTCCAAAATTAGTCGCGGTTGTCCCGGTTGGAGTTGTTTGATCTACTCCAATAACAGAACGAGCGGATGCAAACACCCCGGCACCTCCACCGGTAGCCAGTGTCACAACGATCGCCAATGTTCCAGACGTCGCAACGCCAGTCAAAACGGCTTGGCAAATCGCAAAATACGAAGCATTACTGACTTGACCAAGTATTGTTGCAGCGACACCATTTACTGTAATACTTGTGACTAATCCACCACCACTGCCGTCTGCATTGCCGACAGTGATTTCGAGTGTGTTGCTATTGCTGGTGTGATTCCAACTGATAGACGTGCCACTACCAATCGGCGTGGCGCTAGATACATTTCCTACTGTAGGTGACGACATTATCCGCCATTCCCATAGTTGGCCGCGTAGGTGGCCCATGTACTACGCATGACTTCACAGCCTGGGTTATCAGGATGAATTTTATCCGGGTCCAACGTGATCGTGCCGTTCTGGAACAGCGTATGGAAATCAGGTCCGGCGACAAAAGAAGATGCCGCGAGTTTAGTCGCCAGCACACCATTCAATCGCGCAACTTCTGTTTCAATCGTGCTGTTCGCCGAATACGGAATCGTGGTGACATGCAGCATTTTTCCAGCACTGACGGCAGCAGCGAATATGGTATCGATCGCGTTGCCGAATGTGGTCGAATCCGTTGCCGCGATGGCGTCATTTGTGCCAATGGTCAGGCCATGATTTTTTTGCGGCGTCTTGGAGAACCAGTCAATGATATGCGCAGCGATGTCCGACGCTTTGTATCCCTCGATCGCCATGCATTCTTGCAGTGGGCGCACGCCTTTGATGGCGTATACGAGATCGTTGAATGGCGTGTAGCTGGGGCCGCCGAGACCGACGATGTCCTGCAACATGCTGCGCACGGTAATCGAATCGCCGACCATTCCCCAGCCGCAATTGAGCTTCGTTCGATCCGCACTGATGACCAGCGCACAATCCCAGAAATCAACATTTAGATTGCCGCCACTTGTTGATCCATCTGCTTGCTGCGTGATCTCAATGCCGACCCAATTCATGCCGGTCACTTCGATCAAGTGCGTGCGGGAATGCAAAGAATTTGATGTAACCGTGGCTTTTGTTGTCCAGCCAGAACCTGGCGCGGAGCCACCACCAGCACCTGCATTGACTACTGCTGTGTAGTCGCCAGGGAAATCAGAATGACTGTCGCCGTGCAGCGATGGATCGTAGTTTTGATTCTGACAATACCATGTCAACGCCAGCCATTTGGTGCCGTCCGACGCTGCGTTTAGCGACGAATAAATGCTGGAAATATCAATGTAGATATGGTCGGGACATCCGGTGTAGGACCATTTCGTCGCGTATGTAGAATCAACCGCATTTGCGGCTGTTCCCGTGAGCGAATAAGCAGGTAGCCCCCTTGAAACAAGGGGCATCGAAGTAACCGGGACTATACTATCGCTTCCGGCTACCTGAATGGCCGACAGGTTGATGTTGTTAGCGAGGCGTACAATTGCCACATCATTACGCTGGCATCGTCAAAGTCAAAGAAGATACTGAAACAGTATCACCCGCGCCAATGGTAGTGCTGGACAGATTGATATCACTGCCAGACGTTCCCACTGTTACAGTGAGCACCGTAGTGCCAGCGCCATCATTCAGAACGGCTTTGGTTGTTGTTCCTCCTGCCGCATTGGTATCGCTACTGATCGCATTGGCCGTGGCGACACCAGTCGAACCTGCACCAAATGATGTTGAACTGAAAGCCAATGTAGCGACAGGCGTGCCGCCTGATGTTTGAAATACCAGATGTCCAGGTGCTGAAACATTGATCAGTGCGGTTACTGCATTGACTGCAGCATTGCGACCGGCGGTAGATAGGGTTGACATCAGAGTTTCTCTACGGTGTTATCATCTTTCAGAGTGTATCCATGCTCTGCCATATCTTTCACAACAAAAGCACGTTGTTCAGCAGTTAAGTGGGTAATGAATTCAGGGCTGACGCGCGGTGAGCCATCAGCACTGTATACAATACCCACTGAACTGTTTTGGTGATTCATTATCCCAGCATCTGGCTAATCAGGAACGGACGGAACAACATGGTGCCGATCGTTCCCTGCGATTTCTTCTGGCGCCAAGACGAAGTGTCCACCACCATTGCATGAGCGCGCATCTTTTCAGTGAAGGCAGCGGTCAAGGTTTCTTGGCCGTCCACTTCTTCAGCGATCATCTGAACCAGTTCACCCGATCCGGTGCTGTATTCAGGCGCGGTTTCAACACGCATGTTGGGGAAGTTCTTCTTGATCTGGTCATACACATTGACATTGAACGAATTGGTCTTGTTCAAGTTCACGGCATTGATCGGTGACAGTGCCAAGCACATACGCGCTTCGACATCAATCACGCCATCAGCTTGAGTCTGCAACTGTTGGAACAGGCGCACGATGTCGGCGTAGATCACATCAGGCGTTGCACTATTCCAAGTGGTGGTTGGAGAAATCGCAGCGCTCAGCAATGGATTGTTCAGCAAGCCATAGTTCTGCAAGCCAGAGATACCGAAAGCATAGCTCTGGTTTTGGAACTTATTCAACAGCAATGCTGAGGCAATGTTCTGTCGGCTCGCCCAATCAATCTTCGCCAAACCGGCAACCGCCAGTTCCTTTTCACCCCATTGAGTGAATGTCTGGTAGTGGTAGGTCTGGAATTGCGGGAAGTTGGCATTAACGTTCACGCTGCCATTGGCATTGTAGTCTCCGTAGGAGCTGACTTCACCCTGAGATTCAATCACAGGGATCGTCACAACGGTGGTAGTCCAGTCGCCCTTCTTGGTTTCGCCAGCGATGACGGCAAACTTCATCGGGGCAAACAGTACTTCGACAAGCTTGGGGTCAAGGTAATTGCTCAAGAAAGCAGGGATACCCGCGTTGCTGACAGTGATCAGTTCAGGCTGTGCATCGAAGGCAATCCCATCCAGTCCACCGAACACGCTGCCGTTTTCATCTGGGCGGTCCAGTGCGGTACGCGGCAGGAAGCCACGGAAATCACCGAATGCATTATCATTCGCGATACCCAGATCGCGACCCATCTCGGCGATGAGCGATTGCGCATGGCCAGCACGCACCGCTTGCATAAACGCCTTGGCGCGGTCTGGAGTAAAAGAATTGTAACGACGAAGGTCAAGAGACATGATTTTTAACCCCAGGTAGAGATTTTGGCCAATTCACCGGCACTCGCCGGACTATCAACAAGGAAATTTGTTTTCACGCTGCCTGCGCCCGTGATCGTGGTAGACGATACACCGGCACCAGCATAGGTGGTTTGATACGTGCCAGCACCGCCGACAGTACCGCTGATCTGTGATGTCACAGAAACGCCAGCGCCGACGCCCGTACCGGCCAGCACATCGCCGACCTTCACAGTTCCAGTCACAGAACCGCCAGTCGTATCGAGTACACCACCAGAACTGATGGTCGATAACGTAGCGCTGAAATCCTGCGTACTGTGATTGCTTGCTGCTGAATAGACGCTGCCATCCAGATAGTTTGCGAATACAGACTGACCAACGGTCGCGCCTGCGGCGAACTTCGCCCAGAACGAACCTTGATCGTAAATCGTGGCAATCAGTCCAGGTTGCAGCGCAAGCACTGACTGACCGAGGAATTGCGTGATGATGGTTTGATTTTCGCGGTGCACGAAGCCGAGCTTCGATGATGCTTTACCATTGTATCGCGAAGCACAGAATCCAGTGAGCTGATCACCCCATGCGAAGTTACCAACGATGCAAGGATAGGTAGCGTCTGCCACAAATCCCGGCTTCAGGGCAACACCCGGCAAGTAAGTAGGCGTGATGACGGTTGCGCGAATGTTGGCATCTGCGAAATCGCCTGCCTCCCCGACACCGGGCTGTAAATTGACTTGCTGTTGAAAACTTTGTGACATGTTTAACCCCAAGTCGAAATCGGTGCCAGCTCACCATTGCCTGCTGAGCCATTGACAATCCAAGGAGTAGTGATCGCGGCGACGGTAATCGTGCCGGATGCGAAGTGAATCGCGCTGCCATTGATCGAATACGTACCAGTGCTGCCGGTAGAGCCGGTCAATTGACCGGTGATCTGCGGACTACCACTGGGGCCAGTGAGCACATCGCCAACACCAGGAACGCCTGACGAGATCGCCGTGACATTCAGAATGTTGCTGTTGATCGTGAAGGAACGCGAGGTCAATGGACCTTGCTGAGCGCCTGCGAAGCTGTACACACCCGTACCACCAGCAGTACCACTGATTTGAGCTGTGATCTTGGCAGCAGTGAACCCTGAACCCGTGATGGTATCACCGACCGAAATCAGGCCAGCATCAACCGTCACATCAATGTTGTTGCTGGTGCCGGTTAGGCTTGCGGCCACCCAATCACCCGGCGTAGGGGCGGCAACCAGGTTGTAAGTACCGTTGCTGCCGGTAGTACCGGAAGCTTGACTCAAAATGGTAGCGCTGTTCGTGCCATCGGTGAGCACATCGCCCGGACTCAGGTAACCAGTCAAGCCAGTAATGGCGACGCTTGCTCCGGTATTCGTGCCGGTGGCAGCTGAAGCGCCCACCAATGCAGTGACCGCAGCGCCCACGCTGCCCGTCATCGAAACCGTGTTCGGTAATGATCCGGAATCGTAAGCAATCGGTGCACCTGTATCAGGATCAGCTGCAACCAGCTGACCAGGCGTAGCGCCGGCTGCAAACTTCGCCCAGAAGTCACCCTGACTGTACAGTGTGATCGGCAAGCCTTGCGGGATCAGCATGGTAGCTTGACCCAAGAACTGCGTGATGATCGCGTTGTTACCGCGACGCAGGAAAGCCAATTGATAGCCCGGGACATAGCTCTGCGATACCACACCGTTATCAGTGTCGCACCATGCAAAGTGACCTACCACTAAGCCATTCTGACCGGCATCAATCGGTGATGGAGTGTTCGGCGAAACGAATTGTCCCGGACCTGCAATGGCAATCGCGCGAGGATTGGTGCCATAAAAGTCACCTTCCTCACCCGGTGCCGGCGCAATGGTCACTTGTGTTTGAAATGATTGCGACATCAGTTTGTCTGCCATGTAGTGATCTTGCCGACCTTGCCCTGTGTCGCCGTGATCGTGGTGGAATTAACCGCCGCTTGGTTCATGTATGTGGTTTGATAAACGCCAGTGCCGCCGGGAGTTCCGGACAGTTGCGCGTAAATCTGCGTGCTGGAATTGCCAGCTGGTTTGCCAGACCATGAAATGAACTGACCGGGTGTCAACACACCAGAACCCACGGCAGTGACCGTCATCAATCCACCGGGCGAACCTGAATTGGTCATCGCTTCAGCACTGATGTCAGTCGCTGGGCCTTGATTGGTGGTCCATGAAGTACCGCTACCCGATACGAGGTATGTTCCCGCGGGAACACCAGCACCGAAAATCTGCTGGCCAATTGCCAGAGGAACCGTCGGCGTACCGGTAACCGTCAATGCTTTCAAGGTTGTCAAAGCGCCCGTGAAGGTGCCTTCAGAGAAAGCTTCGACATAGCCGCTGATAGTGGCAGTGACAGAAGCATCCACAGGAACCGTCGAACCAACGCGGAAAGGAGTCAACAGACGATCATAGGCCGTTGCCGAGATGCCAGAAGCGCCACCAGGAATGCCTTGATTCATCTGGTAAGTGCCATTATCACCAGTCGATCCGGTGAGCTGCGAAACGATGTAAGTCGGCGCCACAATGCCTGTACCGGTCACAAGCTGACCCGGTGCCAAGGTTGCAGCGCTTACGCTGGATACGGTCATCACGCCTGCTGCGGTAATCGCTGCGGTGAATGTAGTGGTAACAGCAGCAGTATTGGAACTGTTGGAAGTCGGTGCACCCGTCACGGCATCGGCATAAACGTAATCACCACGATTTGCACCGGAAGTGAATTTTGCCCAGTACTCGCCACGGCTCATCATGTACGCTGGATAGCCATCCTGAACAGCGAGAACATCTTGCTGCAGGAAGTTGACCAGCATGCCTTGATTTTCGCGATGCACGAAACCGATGATCGCGCCGGGTTGGTAATAGCTTGCAAGCAAGCCGTTGACTGTGGGATCACCATTTGTCGGGATACCCCATGCAAAATTCCCAATGATCACCGCAAGCGCAGTGCCACCGGGAACAGGATAAGCAGGAGCCGCACGCCAGCCATTGCTGGGAGCGCTCTGAGATGCGCGAATTTGCGCACCTGCGTAATCGCCAGGCTCACCGGGTGCCGGTTGGGTCTGGACGAACTGTTGAAAACCTTGTGTCATGATTCAATGCTCAATGACGGATACGGCCTGTGGGCAATGCGGCTGAGACAGTTGAAATGGCATCGTGTGCCAATCGTGTGCCTGAGCTTGCTTGAGACTTCTTCGCAGCGATGTGAGCGTCTACAATGGCCGGATACGCCGAAGCGTGAACGCCTTCAGTCGATACGCCGACTTTCTTCAGTGCGAAAGCATAAACATCTTCAGCGGAGTCCATCGCGGCAGTGATAACACCGACCAGCGGTTCAACCTTGCGCTTGGCTTCATGGACGCCCTTTTCTTTGGCGACCGCAGCAGCGGCGGCATCTTGTGCCAGCTTGGCAGCGTCTTCAGCAGAAATGAACTTGCCAGCCTTCAATGCAGCGTCAAGGGCAGCGCCCACTTCGCCAGTCTTGGGGCCAGCGCCCGGATCACCGCCAGTTGTACCAGTGTCTTTTGCTTTCATGTCGCGTGCCTTTTTGTCAGCAGCACGCTTTGCATCACGTGCCTTACGATCTTTTGCGCGAGCGTCGCGGGCTTTCTTGCGCGAATCGCGCGCCTTCTTGCGATCACCTTTTGCAGCCTGAAGGTTAGTGCCTTCAGGATCAGGTTCGGAATCTTTTGCTTCCTCTTTCTTGTCGTCTTCGTCTTCGCGTGCGTCCATCGCTTCTTCACGTGCATCCATTGCAGCTTCGCGTTCGTATGCATCTTCAGCAGCACAATCTTCCTCTGTTTTCGCATCTTTCGCTTCAGCTTCGTTCATTGCTGCATCGAGTGCAATCAGTGCTGATGCGCTATCGCTTTTCAAGAATGGCTTCAGTGCTGCAATCAGAGTTGAATGGCGCATGGCAGATAAATCCTCGGGCATTGAATCGGAAACATATACATCGGGACCGGCGCGGCCTTCTTTTACGAGTGCCACATGATTACCAATAATATCCCGCATCACTCCGTCATAAGCAACACCATTTTGTGTTAGACCCGGCGTCATGTCTGCGCGATAACGATAGCTTGATGAGAGTTGAGCTTGCTGCTTTGATTCGATGAGTTCAATTGCTGACTTGGTCCATATCGCAATGGATGCTGTTAGATATGTGCCATCGAATGCAACGTCACTACCAATCGTTCCGCAAGTGCGATCAAGCTGCGGATTCGATGCATCAACCGGCGTGTGTAAATCTAACAATTGCAGATTGCAGAATGTGGGCGCGGCCTTTTCCAGTTCTTGCGGATCGCGATATAGGTAGTAGACCTTATCCGGTTCCAGTCCCAGCGCCATCGAATCGGGAATTTCACGGCCAAAATAGGGGTTCAC